GGACTGTAACGTTGCTTGCTGTGGGGCTGCTACCAAAAGTAAAGCCTGTGCTATCACGATCTGGTCTAAAGTCAATTACGTTAGCGAGTCGTGTAACCACACCACTGTTGGGGCTGGTATATTCTGGAATGGCACTCGTAGAAAGACCAGAGTATGAGTTTACAATGAATGGTCCCTCATCACCACTTCTTGCAAAGTGCCTATAGGTGATATCAATCGCTGTAAGACCAAGTTCATTGAACTGATCTTTAAGAACAAATCTTGACCAGTCGTACATGTTATCACGCTGACCTGTGTCTAATGTAAAGTGATCAGTAACACTAAAGTCAACACCTGAGGCTGTTTGCCCTGTGATAGAGATGATGTCAAAAACATCAACATCACCACCAAAGAATCCAAACTTTTCTGTGTTTGTAATACCGAGAGGATCTAATCTTTGATTCGTAAGTGTTTTTGTGGTGAGAGTTTTTGTTCTAATAGTATCAATAGAGTTGATCTTCATGTTTGCAACGACATAGGCAGATGTAATGCCTGTATCTGTGAGATCAATAGACGCTTGGCTACCGTCAGCGTTTCTCTGACCATTGCCAGCAAGAACAGTACCATCTCGCTCAAACGCCACAGAGAATGTGTTGTTTGGTATTGCACTAACCGAATCTGTACCCGCGAAGGTAACATTAGAATCATTGATACCAAAATCACTTCGAGAGAATGTTTTCTCACCAGATGACAAGTTTGTAAAGTATCTTGTTCTCTTAAAGTGAATCTCTAAGTCGGTGATATTTTTCATTGCCTCTACATTTGGTACTTCAAACAAAAGTTTGTTCTCATCAGAAGCGGTCAAGTTTCCTGTTGAACCTGTCAACGAGAATATAGGAGCAGTTGCACCACCACCCTCTCTAAAGATGTGTGTTACATCAGAGAAAGGTATATCGTTTCTCATACTAATGTCATAAAGATAGGCTCTAAACTTTTTAGGATCAGTTGAAGAATCTTCAACACCAATCTGCCTTAATCTTGCATGACCAGCAGCACCAGTAACACTTGTGGTTGCAGTTCCAACAGACAAGTCATTACCAGTTGCAAGAATAACTGTGGGATGTGTTTCAAAATCTAATGACTCACCGAAGGCGTTAATCGTTGCGCCCGTTGGGAAAGTAACAACTGAGAAGTTGCCCATATTTGTACTGATAGAAGAATCGTCAGCAAGAACAGCAGTTGAAATTGCTTTGTTCAGAGTAAGGTCAGTAGGTGAAATGGTTTCAATTTCGTAGCCAAGAACGTATGCTTTACCAGGCCCAAGGCTAGCCGTGAGAGAAGTCACTGCTCCACCAGTGATATTTAAATCAAAATCACGAATTGAGTAGTTACCTGATTCATCATATGTTCGTCTTGCTAGTGTATCTAGAATGAAAGAATAGTCTGGATACTTTTCTCTTTTTGTAACTACATCATTTTCAAGTCGATAAATTTCAATAAAGTTTGACTCTGGTCCTGTAACAGCGGTGCTGCTAGGATCAAAACTAATATTCGAAAGTTCTAAATCAACTTTAAATCTGTCTGCACCAGGAGCAGCATAGTTGTAAAAACCGTTTGCTGGATCTGTTAGCGATGAATCATCTGTGCTTGAAACAATTGTTTTCTTTACGTTATAACCAACCTTAGTTGTAAGGTCATCGAAAACACGAACAGATGCACTGTCTTCTAAGAACAAAGGTATTTGTTGTTGCAGAGACTTAACGAAGTAACCATCGACATATCGAATACCTGGATTTGTACCTACAAGTTTTGCAGTGCCAATTGAAGTACCTGTGATTGTTGGGCCTGCTGCAACATGTCCAGTGATTGTGAATTGAACCGTGGCCGTATTGTCATTAGATGCAGTTGCGGTAAGAACATTGTCTGTAGTAAATCCTACCTCGCCATGTGCGCCTGTGTTACCGTTAAGTTCTTTGTAGAAAAGAATACTGAAGTTGTCTGAAGTTGTCGCCTCAAGAACCTTGATGACTTTAGCCTTCTGTCCTGTCGTTCCAGCATGATTGAAAATTGTGGCGTCTTCGAAGGCAGCAGTAACGCTCGATGTTCCTGTGATGTTTTTGATACGAAGAAATTTTACGTCTTGATCATTCACTTCACCGCCGACAACCTTTGAACCGTTTTCAAAGATGTGATCACCAAACCTTTGAACCTGTGTCTGTAAAATTGTTTGTACTTGTGTTAACTCTCTTGCTTGCAAACCAAAACCTGGACGAAACAAAACACGAAGAAATTGCTTATCTTCGTCGTAGTCATCGTAGTATGGGTTTACATTAAACAGGCTTGGGTCATACGCCATTTTTCTCTCCGATTAGAATCCAAGAATAATTCTTGTGTCTTCAGTTTGCTCCAGGTTTCTACTAATTGGTCTTACGTTTTGAATGTATTCAACAGTTCTTGATACATTTCTTAACTCTTGTTCGTGTGTCACGCCTGTTACTTTAACGTTCAGGGGTGTGCTATCTGATGACTTGAAGAAGTTATCTACAACAGGATTATTGAACATGTTTGTGAGTGTTAGTGTGCCACCAGTAAAGTTATATTCTACAATATCCGCTTCAGCCAAAATAGACAATGTTAAACCAGTGTGATCTGAAAACGTCAGTGAGGCATCAGCAGCGAAAGAATTAATCGTTAGGTTACTTCCATCGCCAGTTATATTTAGCACTCTTCTCTGATCGTATAGAACCTTAGAGTCGATTGTTCCTGTAGATATTTTTTGTATTCTTGCTTTGTTTATAAACTTATCTGTCAGATCGTAATCATACTCGCTAATATTCTCATCAATCTTATATGTGCCAGACACATTCTTGAGTCTAAGATCTCCTGAGTTTAGTGATGGATCTACTTGCCAACTATCTACTTTTCCAAGAGCGTAAGATCTAGAAAGAGGCTCTCGGAAAGTTTCACCTGTTAATGTGTTCCCATCACCAAAGATATAACTACCTGTGATAAAACTACCTGTTGAAAAATTAGCCGAAAGACCTGTTGGCAACAATGACAAGATTAAAAGATCAGACTTTTCTGTTCCTGCAACTTTGTTTTCACGCACATCGATGATTGTTGCTGTTGCACCATCGTTTGCCAAAAGAACGCCGTTTGGTTGAAATGTCAAACCACCACCCGCTGCTGTTGCTGCGGTTAGTCCTGCGATTGATTCGACTACAACCTCAGAGCATCCAGTGACTGAACTACTAACAAACGAACTCACTGTACCACGAACAAGATTGAATGCGGTGACACCAACAGAAGAAGTAAATCCTTGTTGTGCTGTTTCACCCACAGTAAAATCTGTAGAAACAGTGGGTTCTAGAAGAGATAGAGTAAATTTTCGATTGTTAAGTTCTGGGTTTCGAATAAGACCAAACTGTCTAAAGTCATTGCTCACATCAAGATTAGATGATTCTGAAGATACAAAAGACTTAGATAAGAGAATCTTTGATGCCCCAAGTTCTTCTGGTACATTTGAACCATGACCACCCTTTGGCGATATAACAGGTCTCAGAGACGCTGATTGATTTGACGAGTCTTCAAAGGGATCTTTTGGCAAGACTTCTAGTTTTGCATAATTATATTTTTGACCAGAGTCAAGTATTTCTACTTTGTCAATTCTATTATCAGCAGAAAGAAGAACACTGAATTCTGCATGAGGATTTGTTGAGTTTAGTGTATTGCTTCGTGAAGAGCCATCACCTCGAACAACCACAGTGGGAACAAGAGAAAACTTTGAATCAGTTGAACTTAAACCAACATCAAAGACACGATCAACGGTAATTACTGCCGATGATGGTGTGACCTGTGACGCTGCAATAACTCTTCTTTGTTGCCCAGAACCTTGCCCCGAATCAATTTTCACGGAGTAATCTACAATTTTTGTAGCATCGATAGAACTTGTTTCTGAGGATATGATTCCTGTCGTGCCGATACCCGCAGTCACATCAGTTGCAAAAACGTTGCTACTTACACCAGCAGTGATGCCTGATATAAACGTGGCCCCAACAGACTCAATTTCAACATGATCTATGGCTCCGTCAACAGCAGCCTGCTGAACATTGTATTGAAGAAGTTTTGTTGTATTTGTTGGTCTATCATTTAAAAACTCAACAGGGATGAAATCATCTAAAAGGAAGTTTTCTTCGTTATCTTCTGTGAGTGTAAACAAAAACTTCCACTTGTAACCATCAGCAACTTCACGAATCGCTGTGTCTGTGTGTGTTGGTGCTACGGTACTTACAGAATCATTTTTATTAAAGATACATTTGTAGACTCTTCTATTCTCAACTAAAACATAAAAGTTTGCTGGGTTTACGTCATCGAAAAGATCAACTTTGTCATCATACTGTGTGTAAACCCTGTTTGCTTCCCAGTTTATTCTTGGCACAATCATCGAAACATCGGCAGGAAAGATTCTTTTCGCTGCTAACATATTTCTGCTAAAGTTGATTTTTGATTCTACTGAGTCTAAATTTGTTGGGGGTGATGTGTCGGTATTATTATCAAAAGAATCTTTCCATGGTGTTGACTTGCCGATACCTAAAAACCAGTATTCATTAGATAAGAACTGATACTTATCGAAATGAATACCATTCAGAAAATACTTATAACCTTGACGAAATGGGTCGCAAACTACCATCTATTTTCTCCAAACTATCCTATTTATGTCGTGGAATAGCCATCGCTTCTACGACAATCAAATGTTGGCGTCAAACCTGCTCCTTCAATTAAAGAGCGAATAAATATTTTTCGCATCTCTGTTTCGCCTCTGAAGTATTTGAGAGAAACAAAAGCGTTGTCGCCAGTAAAAGCGTTAAACCATCCATCAGCACCATTTGACAAACCTGGTTCGCCGTTGGGCCCATACACACGCTGAAACTCTTTCCAGCCTGTCGAACCATCAGGGTTCGATTCGTTATACACTTGATTCTTAAATGATGTTGAGACACGACCATTCACAACTTTTTGATCTAACTCAACATTTGGGTGTGACTCAATAATATAAAAAGGCTCTGCAAAGTCACCAAAGTTTGGCCCCGAAAGTGGATCTGGTGACGCGCCATACTCTTCGAAAAACAAAGATGCTGAAATTGGGTTACCTGTCAATGGTGTACCGAACTGATCGTTCACTGCACCCGACTCTGTAGTTATTGCTCTGTCGTGAAAAGCAGGATCATACCCTTGCGTTGCACCATCAACGCTTGTTCTAAACCAATCATTTAGATTATCTTTTGTGTTGTTTGTATACGCAGAAAAGTTACCAACAAGTTTGTTGCGAATTACAAACGCTAAGTTGTGATTTGGTAAATCAGATTCAGCACAACGAATAAAACGAACTTGACCAAAGAAACCAAATCCTGCTGGGTGTGCAATCTTTAAAAGTGCGTCACGATACTTATCAATTGTTGCCTCTGTTCGAATCACATAAGAAAAGTTTTGATAGAACTTGTTGTCTTGAACTTTTTTATTTGTTGACAAAACACCATCGTTTGATGAGTAGTATCCTGGATACTCACACAAAGAACCAATAGTTGTTGTAATCCCTGTCACACCACCAGAGCCAAAAACAGATTCTACTTTTGTGATATTTGGATTCTTTTCATAGTTGAAACCAAAGTTATCAATGTTTATGGTTCTTATTTCACCACTAGAGCCAATAGATCCTACTGATGCTGCAACGCTTTGACCTTTGTCACCAGACACAGTTTCAAAAATAACTTTGTCACCAACCTCATAGTTTTGACCTGCGTTATTTTTATCTGGTGTCACAGAAGTAACGACAGATAAAATTTTCTTTTCTATTATCGTAGAACCTTCGTTGTCTTCAAACTCAATTGGATTGTTTGCTTGAAACCCAGATCCATTAATGTCTTTGATAAAAAACTCTGAAATTTTACCTGTTGAAGTATCAAAGAAGTTTACTGTTTGAACTTTTGCTCTTGTAGTTATCGTGCCTGAAGAGTCTCTCTGAATCAACTCTTTGCCTGGCGAATCAAACAAACTAGAACCTTGTGTCGAAGTTGTTCGAATAGATTTATTCTGAATGTATTTACCATCTGACAATCTAAAAACATCTCTTGATGGTTCATAGATGTCAACGTTCGTATCTAACAAAACACGAATCAAAAACTTTACAGCCTTTGGAGTTCCTTTTGATCTATAAAACTGGTCAATATTTTTAATTAGTTTTCTTTTGTTGACAGGGCTACCTGTTTTTTCATCTAAAACAAGACTCTCGGGAAAGTCTGCAAGATACTGGACTCTAAAGTCCTCGATAAATGTATCTAGAGTTTGATCCATATCTTGAATATCAGCAAAGTCTGTTGGTGTTTTTGGATTGTCTTGCTCTAAAAACTCATAATATGCTTCTAGAAAAGAAACAAAGGTGGGGTGATCCACCTTGAAAAAACCAGGTAACTGATTTGAGATTAATGGTGATACTAATGGCCTAGACATTAATAGTATGACCCGCTAGTTGAAATATTAGTTTCTGTTTGTGTAGTTTGTGTTGTAGTTGTAGACTGTGTTGTTGTTGAACTTAAACTGACACCTGTGTTTTGATATTCTTTATCAAGCACATCTTGTGAAACAGAAATGGTAATCGCTGTGCTGTCTGTGCTATCGATTGTGAGTATTTGATCACGAATAGATTTTATATCTGTTGCACCAGCAGGTTGACCTGGAAGAACAGTAACTTTTATAAAAGAATCACCAGATGAAATTGAAATTGGTCTAAAGTTTACCAATTCGATTTTGCCTGTGGTATAATTAATTGTTCCCGCCGACTCTGTAATATATTTTTTAACACCAGCATCTAAGTAGTAAATTCGCATGTTACCGTTACCATCGTCATCTAAAAACGATGTCTTGTTCGAAAGAGTCGCACTATCATAATACTCAAACGAAGTAGAGTCGGTAATTGAAGCGTGGCCTGCATGTGGATTGTGTAGTGGTGTAATAAAGTCAACCGTGTAAGATGCGGTAGAGTTTAGTGTTGGTGCCAAACGCTTTTGAACCTTTACGGTCGTGTTATTGCTCAGAATGCTAACGTCGGCCGAGTCAATTTCTTTTACAAAAGTTGAGTATCTAAATCCTCTACCAAACTTCTCAAGGCTATTATCACCAAAGTTTACAATCTTACTTCTAACCAATTCTTTGATTGCATCAGGACTTTTTACAGTTTTGTTTTGATCGTAGTAAACATTCGTATCAACAACTAGATACCGAGTGTCTGGATCTACAACAACAGGAATAATACCAATAATATTTTTACCGTCAACAACTTTTCTTGCTATTGATTCTTTTTCGGTTACGGTAAGTTCATTGCCAGAGACAGGCTTTACAGCGATGAAAACTTTGCCGTATTCTGGTGGATCATTTTCTTCACCACCCCAAACAAAAACAGACTCGATGTCTCCATACTCTTGACGAAGAATCGCTTGATAGTCCTCAGAGGTGACGGCACGATTTTGTGTTTGATACATTTTAGGAGCATTGAAACGAATCGACTCTATGCTTTCAGACAAAGAACCGCCAGAGGCCTCGTCCACAACTTTTACTGTTGCTGTTGCCTCTAGATTACCTTGAAAACTAAATGTTCTTGAACCCTCAGCATCAGCCTTTCCCGCGCCGTTTGAGTCTGGACCACTTGTCACAAGATATTGTAAGATTACTAAGTTGCCACTGTTTAGTGATTGACTAATTATACCATCACCGAAATAGACTTCGTACTTGCCGTCTTGATTCTGATCAAGGTAATAAACCTTTGACTCGCTTGTAGAATCAGAAACATTTGTTGATCTTTGCCAAACATCAGTGAAACCTGTTGTATCTGTCTTTGAGTTTTGAACACGAACAATCAATGTGCTTGTGTCTGCTTTGTTTGTTGGTATTAAAAACTTTTGATTCTCGTCATTAAGATCTGCGACGTATGAGAAAAAGTTAAATGCGCCCTCTTTGATGTTTACATTTTTTGCCACATACTTGGAAAGAACTGTATCAAAAACAATTGAATAGTCTTTGTCGGCAATAAAGTTGTATGTTGTGCCATTGATTGTCGTGGTAAATTTTGTACCGAAAGAGATCACATCGCTTGTAGGCTGCGTTGCAAATTCAACGTCTACGACTGCTGTGGGTGCTGTGATAGACGTTGGGGTGTATCCTAGTGTCTTTGCGTTCGCAACAACAGCACTCTTCGTTACCGCTGTGCCAATGAACGCTTCGTTTGCTAACTGCTGTGCATAGAATCCCTGATAGTGAGTGTTGTATGCGAGTATGTCAAGTAAAACAGAAAGACCTGACCCATCAAAGTCATAGTCTTTAAATTTGTCTTGTGATTTCAAGAACGACTTTAAATTTGTTTTGATAGTATCAAAATCAAGAGCGTCTACCTTAAGATCGTTTGTTGCCATTATCGTAACCTTCTAAGTGTGAATTCGAGTGTCGCTGGCTGAGATACGTTTAAAACAGTGAAGTCGATGGTCACTTTCAAACCATTATTGTCAAAATCATCAACAACAATGACATTTTTTAGGCTCGCCCTTGGCTCAGAGTTTTCGATTGTTTGACTGATGAGTTTTTCAATCGTGTGTTTTGAACCTGGTGTTAAATGCTCAAAAAGAAGACCTGAGACACCAGCACTCAGGTCAGGTTGAAAAAGCCTCTCAAATCTACCAGGAACAATCAGATTCCGAATAGATCGTTTTACAGCATCAACATCTACTTTGGTGTTAACGTCAAGCGTAAAGGGGTTTTTTTCAAAGTCTAAATCTAGATCGACATATCTTGCCATGCCATCTATTTATACAACTTATCTACGCTTTCTAGTTCTATTGCCATTCCTTC